TAACAAAAACAGTAAACATGGCAGATATTACTGCTGACATAATTTCTGCTTCTGTGTAGCGATCTAATTGTTTTAAGCTTTCAATAACTGGTGCTAAATAAGGAACTCCTCTTGTAAGCCCTGGTCTAATTCGGTTAAAAATATGAAATACCTGTCTATTATCATATTTATCAAAAGCAGGGATTTTTACATATTTTTTGCTTTTCTCATTTTGGTAATCATCTGGATGCTGATTACAAATATGATAAGCAATTGGTGCTCCATTTTTATCAACTTCCACTCCAGCAATTAGCTTGTCGGTGTTGGTTTTATAATCAGGATTTGAAACTCTATCTGCTTCAACTAACTGTAAGCTAAGATCAATTAACTTATTTGACTTAGGGATAGTTCTTTTAATTATAAAAATATCACCGCTTTCAAGAACTGATCTGAGTATTAAATTTTGAATCTCGCTAAAAGTTTGAGATCTGGTAATATCGCAATCAGTGTTTTCTGCCCAATTTCTAAAAATTCGCTCAGCATTTCTTTCAAATTTATCAAATTCAGATTCATCTTTAAAAAATGGCTTTAGAACTTCACGATCAATATGAGATTGAACCTTTAAGCCAGTTCCTACAACATTGGTCACAACTGTATTTACAGCTCCACAGGCAAGAGGTGCATTTCTAATTAGATCACGAGATCTTTCCCTAAGTGCAGGTAAATCAGGTAAAGCAACATTATCAGCAGATCCATCAGTGATATCCCAACTTTTGGTTTGCCTTCTATCACGCCTTGCACCAACATAACCTCCAGCAATAGAAAGTCTGGCTCTAGCTTCTAATCTTTTTAAACCTTTTTCAGGGCTAAAATAAGATATAGTTTTATCCAGCCAGTTATCAGAAATTCTTAATTTTTTGCTCATGTTGGAGTTATTCCTCTTATTCTAATTCCGCCTCGTTTTTTTCTTTTAATTTGAACCAAAAGTCGCTTTTCTCGTTGCTCTAAAATTGCCAAATCTGCCTTTTTAACTCTTTGGCCATTATAGCTGGCTTCCTGAGCATTATTTAAAACATCAGATATGGCCTGCTGGACTTCCGTTAATTGTTCTTCTAAAGACATCACCTAAGTTAATTTATTCCTTTGCTTCGAACTCGTCTTGTTCGTAAAATTTTGCTAGTTTTTTGAGTCTGAATATCAGGCTCAGATTCACGAAGAGGGATTTCTGCTAATTTATGAGCAAGTTTGTTTAAATCTAATTTCCAATTCCGAACTAAACCACGAAGTGCTGCAAAAGCATAAACTCTACAATCTAACCCTTCAGTTGCCTGACCTTCTTTTCTTGGTTGCCATGATCTAACTGGTCTACCTTTAACATATTTGGTTTTTACAACTTCACTTGTTACTTGGTTAAACCATTCTTGATCACGCTCAATTGGAAAATGCCAATAACCAGCTCCTGATTTTTCAATTCTTAAGCGCTGCATTAAAGTTTCTTTGGCATCATTAACACCAATTACATAAACCGGTTTTTTAAGTCGTTTATTTTGACTTGCTCTTACTGGCCAGATTGGAACGCCATTACCATTTGAGCTTCCTTTGATAGCAAAGATTCTTTTATGTTTTCGCTCATCACAGTAATTGATTACATGATCTGTGTAATGACCACCAGAATCCACAGCCACAGCAGTAATTGGGAAATTGCCCAAATTCCTGCTATGGATAAATGTGTGATTTAAAATCTTATCTAAATCATTCCATAAATCAGGAGTTGATGGATCGCCATAAATCACCTGATAATCAAGCGACCATGATTCCTCATCTTTTCCCCAACCAACAATTTCTAGCTCTAATCTGTTATCTTGAACATCAACGCCAGCAGTAATGATGGCTACATCTTTTGGTAAATATTTGCCAAAATTTTCTCTTCTTTTTAAAAGTCCTGTTGGATCAATAGCCTCACCAGACATATCCTCCCAAGTTTCAGCAAGTTTAGTGTTTGTCCAAACTTGCAATCTTGGTGGGTCTTTATGAACCTCAGTAAATTCCTTGGCAATATCGCCCCAACTTACCCAACCATGAGGTGAGTAAAGTGATGAGAGATGAAAAGATACGACCTTTTTATCAGCATTACTCGCAGTTGCTATCCATTTACCATTTTTTAATATTTCTGCCTTTTGATGATCTTGCCAATGAGATTTACATTTTTTGCATTCATAATAGGCATTTTCTGGATCGCCTTTTGGCCATTTAACATTTTGCCATTTTAATATCTGAAACTCGCCGCAGGTCAAGCAAGGCACATAATAATATCTTTGATCTCCCTCTAAAAAGGCAGTTTCAATGCGACTATAATTTTTAATAGTCGGGGTCGAGATCATAAAAATCTTGCGATTGCTAAAAGTAGCAGTTCTTTGAATTGCTAAATTTACAGGATCACCTTCACTTGCCGCATCATCAGGGTAGCCGTCAATTTCATCTAGGAATAGATATCTAATTGGCATCGATCTAAGACCAACGGCAGAATTAGCTCCTGTTAAAATCAAAACCCCACCAGGAAATTCTTTCATTAGCATGGTATTGCCAGAATCTCTGCTTCTTGGATCATTGACTTTCTCTTTTAGAGCTGGGCAATTCTCAATTGCAGGATCAATCCTCATTTTTGAGGTTCTCTTTGCAGTCTCGACAGTTGGATTTACAATTAACATTGGCCCTGGGGCATGATGAATTACAAATCCCATCCAATTATTACCGCATTCAGTACCACCAATTTGCGCTCCCTTCATGAAAATTACTTTTTCACAAGGGTTATTTGGTGATAGACAATCCATGATCTCCTTTAGATAAGGAGTACGATCAGTTCTCCACGGTCCAGGTTCAGATGATGAAATAGATGTTAAAATTCTGTGATGATCTGCCCACTCAGAGATATTAAAATTTGGATCTGGTTTTAATCCTGCTCTAAAGCTCTTAAAATATAGATCATCATACATCATTCTTTGATAATTCTTCTAAAGCTTTAACTATTTCTGTTTTTAAAATTTCCTTCATCTCAAAAATATCAGTTTTTCCAACTAAAGCAGGAATAACTCGATCAGGGATATTTAACATTCTATCTCTGGTCATTCTAGCAGCATTAAAAGCTGATATTTTTACCTCATCTACTGAGATTAATTTTTTAGATTCTTTCTCAAATTGCAGTCTGGTTAATTTAGCATTATAAGCTTCCTTAATAGCTCTGCTTTGTTGATAGCTAGGGCCGACTGATAAGGGACTTGAAGGAGTAGAAATGTTGCTAATTTTTTCTTGAGTTTGCTCCTGATTTTCAGTTTTCTTAATTTGTGCTGGGTCAGTATTTTTTGACCACTGGCTATCCGCTAAATTAGGATCAATTTTACCATTATCTTTCTTGCTAATTCTTCCTTGTTTTATTGCTTTTCTGACAGCCCCTTCGGTAACTCCTCGGTGTTTTGCATAAGCTCTGATTGAGAGTTCCATTGTTGTTTCATGATCTTATTTTTGTTTTTCGATTAATTTTTCGACTTCTGTTAGAAGTAAAAAAGCAAAATCACTTTCTCTGGAGTATTGGTTTTTTAAGCCTTCAATCTTACGATTAACAATTTCAATCGCTTTATTTCCATGCTTTTCCACTAATTTTTTAGCTTCTAAATTTATTAATTCCTTATCCTTATTCATTGTCATTTAAAATTTCATCAAAGCTTTTTTTACTAATCGAATTTATTGCTTTTTTACCGGTTAAATTTTGCCATCTTTTAATTATAACATCCACATATTTCGGATCTAATTCAATCATTCTGCATCTTCTTTTTAACTGCTCGGCCGCAATTAAGGTTGAACCTGATCCACCAAAGGGATCAAGAATAATATCATCAGTTTTAGATGAATTTAAAATAGCTTTTTTAACCAATTCTACTGGCTTCATTGTTGGGTGAAGTTCGCTCTTATTTGGTTTGTTAAAATACCAAACATCAGATTGATTTCTATCGCCACACCAATAATGATCATTTTTTTCTCTCCAGCCATAAAGGATAGGCTCATATTGTCTTTGATAGTCACTTCTACCAAGGGTAAAGTGATTTTTAGCCCAGATGATAAAAGTTGACCATTTTCCACCAGCTTCAACAAAAGATTTTTGCAAAGTGTGAAGTTCTGATGAACTCATGCAAATATAACAAGCACCCTTGGTAAGTGCCAAAATATTTGAGCAACAATCAAAAAGAAATTTAGGGAAATCATCACCAAGATTATCATTTAAAATTGTTCTTTGCCCTGATGCATTTTTATATTCCTTGCCAGTTTTATTGTTCTTTTTGCCAATCAAATTATCCTTCATGGTGTTGCCATAATCCACATTGTAAGGTGGATCAGTGAAGGTCATATCAGCTAGCTCATTGGTAAGAAGGGCTTGGTAAGTTTCTAACTTACATGAATCACCACAAATTAATTTGTGATCACCTAACAGCCAAATATCACCAGCTTTTGAGATTGGTTTTTCTTCAACTTCTGGTAAATTTTCCTCCTCTTCCTTTTCGTCTGATTCATAGAGATTGGTAAATAATCTTTCTAATTCCTGATCTTCAAAACCAATTAAATCTAGATCAAAATTTTCCTCTTTTAAATCATGGAGTTCGTTTGCCAAAATTTCCTCATCCCAGCCAGCATTTTCTGCTAATTTATTATCGGCGATGATATAGGCGCGCTTTTGGGATTCACTTAGATGATCAAGAATAACAACAGGAACTTGATTAAGCCCAAGTTTTTTAGCGGCCATTAATCTTCCATGACCTGCAATAATACCTTTAGCGCCATCAACTAAAATTGGATTGGTAAAGCCAAATTCAGTAATACTGGCTGCAATTTGATTTACCTGATTTTCAGAGTGAGTTCTAGCATTTTTGGAATATGGAATCAATTCTTCAACTGACTTCATCTCAATATGGTCTGCCATTTTTGGCAAAAAATTATCCTTCATAATTTTTAATTATTTTCTTTGATCTTTAACCAAATACATTCCATCGCTAAGAACTCGCCATGCATAAGCTGCAACCAGCGGAACCACTCCATTTCCAGAGGCCCGAATTTCGTCCACCCGATTGGCCATCCCATCAGCCAATTTGTGAATTGCGGGTTTAAGGTTATCTGGGATTCGTTCCCACTGCTCATAGCTCGTGGGGCTTGGCGGCCAAGAAGGGAGTTGGTCGGAACATTCTCGCTCTTCGCACTGCCATCCTTCCAATCTCTCGTTGTTGGAGTTGCCCATGATTTTACAGCATGAACCGAGTGATCCCTCAGCTTTAATTTTGCTGCTTTGCCATCTCTCCATTCCATTATTCCCCCTTCGCCATCCGAGGCATTCGGGGTTCGCCAATTTATTGCAGTGTTTTTTAATCCCTTTCCATATCCTGGACTCGTGCTTCCTGGTTCCATTGCTCGTGGTGTTGGCCAGTTCTGAATTTCTACTTCCAGTCTCTTCTTGGGATTGTTGTTTTGAATTTCTTTGCTCGATGCTTCGTTGGCTGATGAACTTCTCACAGTCGGCCACATTTTTACAGTTCTGGCTAACCCCAGCGATCCGTCCTTGCCATTCTTGTTTATTTTCCTCAGAGTTCCTGATTTGTTGATTTTGTAGGTGTCCTTTGCAGAAATTATTGCTCCCACATTTGCATCCGATGACACAACAGTTGGCCAATTCTCTAATTCCTGAACTGCAATCCTTAGTGGTTTGTGAAGATTGATTCCTTGTTTTTTCTTTGCCTCTGATCTCTTCTTCCAATTCTCCAATGTTTCTGTTGGATTTGATAGGTGATCTGATGCTATCACTGTAGGCCAAGATGAATAGTCTTTCTCTTTTATGAGGAGCCCCAACTTCCTGCGCTGTAAACAATCCTGCCTTAACTTTATAACCCAATTCTGATAGGTCATTTGCGACTTGTTCAAATCCCAATCGTAAATGTCCGCCGACATTTTCAAAGAAGCAGATTGGTGGTTCGATTTCTTGGATGAGTCGTTTAATTTCTGGCCAGAGATGTCTTGGGTCTTTTTCGCCAAGTTTTTTTCCTGCAACACTAAATGGCTGGCATGGGTATCCTCCAGTGAGGCAATCCACTTTGCCACGCCAATTTCTGCCATCGAAGGTTCTAAGATCTGTCCAAATAGGTGCTTGATCCAAGATTTTGTCTTGCATGCGCGCTTTAAGGATGGCACACGCAAATGCTTCGTTCTCAATGTAACAGATTGCTCTAGAAGAGGGAACAGCCAGCTTGAATCCAAGCTCGATTCCTCCGACTCCTGAGCAGAGGGACATAATTCTGAAGGTATGTGAATCCACACTAAATTTTCTTAAAATATTTTTCGTTTAAAATAAAAAAGGCGCGTACCAAAATTAATTAGTACGCGCCTTGATAGGTCTAGTAATGATAAGGCTTTGCGCCTTTTTGTAAGTAAGCTGCGTACCCTTTTTAAAAGGCTAACGCTAGAGAAGTGCCGCGGTGCGCGTTACCCTCGGATGAAAGGTCGCCCACAGTACCTTATCTTATCTGCTTACATTTAATATGAGAAGAGGACATATTTACTAACAAATACTTTTGTTTACTATTTGCCTGCGATATCTTGCAAATTCTTCTTAAAAATCATTCCAAATTCATCTCTGACTGTTTTTTCAGTCACTTCAATCATATTGAATCTCTTATCAATATCAGCTTCTTTGCGAAGGAAATATAAAATCTTAAGACTCCCACGCTTACGCTGTGCTATTGCTTCCTGACCTGATGACATTTTAATTTTAAAAGCATCGCCTGATAGATAACCGCTTGGGCTGTTCTTAGTTGTTTTTCTCTTAACATCTTTGATGTTGTTGTAGATTGGTATTGCAAGCCTGCCATCTCTGGCTTTCTTTTTACCACCAGTTTGTTGCAGGCTGGCAAATGCAGCCATTGAATAAACCTGTGATTCTAAATTCTTCTTCGTTGCTGGTTTAATTCTGATGCTACTTTCAAATCCACTTTTCTTTTTTCTGATGTGGAATTCTTCTCTGATATGCTTTCTTACTTCATCTTGAGATTTTTTGGCAATCTCAGTTAAACTTTTGGCGGTTACAAATGGAATTTGTTTTGATTTAGCCAAAAATTGATTTTTTCCATCAAGGTCAATTGAAATTATTGCCATCTTTCTTGTGCGCACAATTTTTGATTTTGTTGTAATAACTATGCAATTAACCCCTGAAATGTCCAATGCTTTTTTAGCCTTTAGGAAACATAGGAAATTTATTTAGTTTGTTAGTAATTGTGAGTATAGCATTTTGCCACCTCCAATTTGCCGTTGATCTAGCAACTCCCAATTTTATGCAAATTTCCTTCCAAGGAAGCCTTGAAGCACGATACCAGATGATTTTGCGATCATCAATTTCAGTGAGGAGATTAATCCATTTGCAGGTTTCTTCCATTTCAGAAATGGCTTCAGCAGTTGGTGGCCATCTCTTTGGTTTTTGATCCATCATAGCAATTTCTCTTTTGGTGTAGATAATCTCTGGCCATGATGAAATGTAACCCCTCACTCTTACAGGAGGTAATCTCCTTAAAGTTCGAACAGCAGCCTCGAATCTCTCAGCTACTTGTTCTTTTGTCCATTTTTGATCCGTCATTTTTCTTATTTTTTGAGTTATAAATTTTATTTCCGATTTGTTTGATGATTTCTTTTTCAGGCCAGCTCAGCCTCTCATCATCAATTTTTACAACCAGAATTCCTTCCTTGTTCCAGCCTTCCTTTTTGACCTTCTCAAGATCAATTTTGGTTGGCTGCATTTTGCCCAGCGGGCTTTGATAATCTTTTTGCATAGCTCACCTCATTTGATCCTTAATTACCAAATCAAGCAGAGCTAAAGCATCAGCTTCATTGTCATCAGAGGGGTTAAAACCAAGTTCAGTGACTGCTTGAATTATCTGATTTTTTGAGGCATTGCCTTTGCCAGTGATATGCTTCTTGATCGTGCCAACAGGGATGCCAAGATATGGGATTTGCTTTTCTTCACACCAAGAGGATAGATGAGCTAAAAAGCCACCATAGGCATGTGCTGCGTCAACTCCGATATGACGCCTGACTTCTTCGAAGTAAATTTGGTCGATCCCATTTGAGAGTTTGCTCATCTCATCAAGCCAAGATTTAAAGCGAAGATATCTCATGCCTCCACCTTCAAAGCGTGTTGATTTGAAGTCCTCAGTTCCGCTGAGAATTTTTTGATCAGCTAGACAAACTGCCCAACCTGTTTTTGTTCCTAGATCTAGTGCTAGAATTTTTTTATTGTTCATAATTTTAAAATTTCGTTGTTGTTAGAAAGAGATGATGATCTGAAATCCACGATCACCCAATCCCTATTGCGGTAATAAAGAGAACCCTTTGGTTCTCTATTACGTAAGTAATAGGGTGAAAGGTTTCGAACTGCTATTAGGGAGGATGAAGTAAGAGAAATACTGGCTTTAAGCCATTGCAAACTGGTAAAAATTTGGAGATAAAATTGACCTCTTTTCCATCTGGCATGTGAGGTCTTGTTAGTAAATGCGAGTGCAATTGTCCCCACCAGTTTGCAACGCTTTGCAATCTGGTTTTTGAGCAAGTAATCTGATTAGATAGTAAATATGAGGTCGTTTTGGGATAATTTAGTAAAGAATAGTAAGTAATCTTATGTAAACTGGCTTGTGAGTATGAATTTTTCATGATCTTTCCTCCTCATGTAAAATCCAAACATTGCCATTTTCGACAGGTAAAACAGCGCCAGTATTTGGGCATTTAAAATGGGTTGGTGGAACTATATATTTACCTCCAATATGATCGACAAATTCCATTTCCTGAATACACATTAATCCATATTTGGAGCGATGCTCAGGATATCCTAATTTTGCAGTTTCTTTGATAAATTTAATGTAGCCTTTGGTTGCTAAAACCGAGATACGATCATTAATAGTTTTTGATCCACCAAGACTTGCTTTGTTTTCAAATTTCTCGGCAAATTGATTGCCTGTATAGAGATTTCCTTTTAGTGCTTCTTCGGCGATTAATTGCAGGATTACATCAGATTTTCTGCTTCTTTCAGAGTCTAATTTATTACCATAATCTTGCCTGATTAATCGTTCAGAAAATGGATTTAGCTCAACCCATTTATTATCTTCTTTTTCAATGATTTTGCGTGGAATTGATGAGCCATTACGAAGCTCAAAATATAGGTGAATTCTTGAATCTAATTCGTCAGGGCGGTGCAAAATTAAGCCAGAACTATAAAAGCTTCTTAAACTTCCAGCGCCACTAAAAGCTTGAAATGGATCTTCTTCCAAATCTTTCTTTTTGATTTTTTTAGTATGGTGACAAAGAATAATGCCCATGTCAGGATTAAGAAGAGAGCGAAGCTTCTCAATGCGATTCTGTAAAAAGAAAAGCATGGCATTATTATCATTCTCACTAGAAGTAGGAGAACCGCCATCAAATAGATTCCTGATTGGATCAATGCAAAGAATATCAATCTTTTCATTGCCAAAATTATGCTTGATGGTTTTACAAACTGCTTCAATTCCCTCATCATTTAGAATCATCTGAATATTACTGGTTGAAACCAGATTATTTGATGATTTGGTAATAATTTCTTTTGAGACTTTGAGCTTCTTAACTCGCTCTCTCATATAGTGATAACCAATCTCGGCTTGGAGATAAAATATGCGAAGAGGTCTTGGCGGTTTTAATCCAAGAAAGGATTTGCCTGCTGCCATATGAATTAGAAAATTGATCAAAAAATCACTTTTTCCAACTTTTGGAGCACCACCAATTAGGAGTAATCCACCTGGAGTTAAAAGCCTTGGAAATATCAAATCCTGTGGCATTGGTGAAATATCAGATAGAAGCTCTGATATGGTAAATGATGGGAGTTTTTTACTTAAATCCTTGGCTGTATTTAAGAAGCTTCTGACATCAAAATTTTCTTGGGAAGCGTCATAGGCATCCCATTTGTCTTTTTTAGCTTCTGGTGGTGTTAAAACTGAAATAAAAGAACATTTGCCAGAAAGATAATCAGCTAATTTATTTGCATAATTGATTCCTGCCTCATCATTATCTGGCCAGATGATAACCTCTTTATCTTTTAAATGTGACCAGTCAGTTTTTTCTATAGGAGCATTTGCACCGCACATTGCAGTTGTTGCACAAAAGCCAGATTCAATTAATGCATCTGCTGACTTTTCTCCTTCAACGATTATTATTTTCTTTGCAGAGATAATTCCTAGAATATTATAAAGCGGTCTTATTTTTGGAGCCTGAGATTTTTTATTTTTTACATCCCAGATTCTAAATTGTTTGCCATTCTCATTATCATAGCGATAAACAACTGCTGATAGACGATTATTTGCATCAAAATAATTCCAGCTTTTTGAAGGCTTGCCAAGAGTGTCAATTGGAGGTGATTTTTGAACTACCGAGGAATTCTCGGCAGTTGAATAAATCGGAGTATTACCAAGCCAATCATTAATTTCAGTGAGTAATTTTGGAAATTCACTTTTGTTATATCCTCTTACCTCAGACCAGAGATTTAAAAGATCACCACCTTGATTGGTTGCAAAATCATGCCAGCAACCTTGTTTATTTCCTTGAAGCTGAACAACTAAGCTTTTGCCTTTACCTCCTTCTACATCACCGGCATAATAACAATGATTTTGAATATAGCCTTGAGGCAGAAGATGGTTTAAAACTTCATTAATTCTATGAAGTAGTGATCTTCTAATTTCCTCAACATCAATTTGCTTTGAAATTTGTCCCTGATTATTTGCGCTGTTAAAATCTAAAAAATTATCCATATCCACTAAAATTTCAGATTAAAACAACGCTCCTGCCATGGGCAGAATTTGCATTCAAAGTATGATGAATCAGATGATATTCGTGGTAGTAATTCTCCAGCATAAGTTGAGGTGATTATCCTGACTGCCTTATCACTTAATTTTTGAGCAAGAGCCTGATCAAATTTTATCAGTTCAAAATATAGCTCTGCTGTATCCTTATTAATTGCTGTAAAGAGAGTTGGATTTTTTGATATGCCATCAATTGAACTTTCCATATAAGCTTGATAGATGGCAATTTGCGCCGCATAAATTGGCTTTGAAACTGCCAAGCCTTTTTTGGCTGTGTCGTTAAATGATTTATTGTTGAGTGATTTACATTCCCAGAGCATTGGAAATGTTAGATTCAGATCCTCTGGTGCATCAATAATTACGCCATCAACATGGCCTTTGATTTTACCATTTAGAGCAGAAAATCCAAATTGAGAGCCATCTTTCTTTTCCGTGACAAGATCAAAACCTGCTTGCCTTAACCATTTTATTGCTAGTTCTTCAAAAACATGTCCTGCCTGAAATATCCGCAGTGTCTTGCCAGTGAAATTTTGATCTTCATCTTTTGGCGTATTGGTATATTCAAATTGTAAGGCACGAGAGCAACTAACACCTAACCTTGAGGCTCCAAGATAACTTCTAGGTTCCTGCTTTTCGTTTTCTTGGGTAAGAGATTTATCAATTAATATCGATATTTGCTCTGATAATTTGGGTTTATGATTAAAATCTAGCATGGCAAATCCTCCATTGAATTTGAATCTTCTTCCTTTTGTCTCATTGAGTCCTGATAGGCGGTAACTGCCACTTCAATTAGGCAAAGAACTTCTTCTCTGGAGTAATCAGTAACTGGTCTGCTCATTCCAATTTCTGCTACATATTCACCAAGTGGTTTTAATGCTGATTCAATTGAATCCTTTTCTGCTTTTGTTAAATCGATCATGTTGTTTGACTTAAAATATTGATAAAAAATTTCCTGACAGTTTCGAGAGCAAAAATGCTTTCTCTGTTTACGATTCCTTGGATCTCCTGCTCGAAGTGGTGGAGGAATGAATCCAAAGCCTTGGGCTTCACGACAACAAATTTCACAAACTCTCATAAGGCATTACTCATTTGAGGCCCTCCAAGAAGAAGGCTCTTTATTGCTGACTTGTTGAAGTGGAATTTAAGAAGATTGGCTGCCTTATATTTTGTGATGCCAAAGTCGCTTCGATATATTTGAGGAAGTAGATTTAACTGTTTTACTGAGGCTGGTTCATTTAGCCATTTCTTGGATT